CGCTGGTAATTAATAAATACATTATAACAATTTAAAGGAGAAAATAAATGAAATTGTCAGAACTATCAAGCGTCCCGCAACTAATCGAAGTAAGATTAGAAGATAAAGAAACCATCAAAGAGTTTAACGAAGCATTAGTGTTTTACACTTATGATCGTCAACCTATGGATGTGTTTGTGAGATTAGCGAACGCAAATGAAAAGAATACAGGTGATCTGATTGAGATCATCAAGAATTTGATTTTAGATGAGAATGGTAAACCGATCTTGTCAGACAAAAATATGTTGCCTGTCAAGATCATGATGAAAGCGATACAGAAGGTCACAGAACAACTGGGAAAGTAACTAGTGATAGCATCGAGATCGATAGTACCAAGATGCTGTCATTGTTGCAGATTGATAGTCTAGGTAAGAGGTACGGTTTATTACCTAGCGAAGTGTTGAGAAGGGCAGATACTTTTGATGTGTATGTCATGGATGCGGCTATGGGCTTTGAGTTGTTTCAACATAAGAAACAACAAAACAAAGGCAAGATACCATTAGACATGTACTCTCAAGATCAGTTGTTAGACATATTGAATAGGAATAAACCTAATGATACAAGTAAAAGTTGATACTGGTAGATTGCAAACTAAGTTGCGCAGTGTACAGAAAAAACTAGACAAACTACCTCAAGAAGCATACAAGGAGTTTGTCAATCTTACTCCTATAGGTGATCCTAGTCGCTGGAAGACCAAATATAAACCTAAAAATTATAGACCAGGCAATGCAAGAAGAAGCACTGTGTTGAAAGGTGATACGATAGAAGCAAATTATCCATATGCTCAACGATTGAATGAAGGATATAGCACACAAGCACCTCGCGGTATGGTAGAACCTTTGGTAGCATATTTGCGTAAGCGTGTAAGACAGATAGTAAGGGGCAAGTGATATGGCAGAAAATATTGATATCAATGTAAATGTAGCAGGTAATGCTGGTCGTGCCCTTAATTCATTAAATGCTGATCTAAACAAAGTATCTGCTAGTTTCGCAAACATGCGAAATGCTATAGGTGGTCTTGCATTAGGTAGTTTGGTCAACAACTTATTGAATACATCTGCGGCATTAGTCGATCTTGCCAAAGCAACTGGCTTGACAGTAGAAGCAGTAAAAGGTCTTAGTGATGCTATCAGTGATAATGGTGGCAATGCTGAAAAAGCACAACAGATATTAGTAAAATTCACTGAAAAACTTGATGAAGCAAGAGAAGGATCTAGAGCGGCACAACAAGCATTTGCTGGCGTTGGCATCAGTCTCAATGATCTCAAAAAACCCAACAGCGAACTAGCCATACAATTTGCCGAGAATGTAGGTAAGATGGCAGAGTTTGAAGGTGAAGCCAGAGCGGCGGGTGCGGCTGCAGAAGTCACAGGCAAAGGCATACGCACTATCGATCTTAAAGGTTTTGGTAGCGATGCTAGAGGCGCAGTAGATGCCGCAAAACAGTATACTGGTGCTATAGAAAACGCAGATAAAGTACAAGAACAATTAGAAAAGACGATACGCAAAGCAAAAGACGAATTGTTGTTGTTCTTAAAACCAGTATTAGATTTTCTAGCAACTGAACAAGGTTGGAAAGCCTTCACTACCACGATCAAGGCTTTGGCTGTAATATTTGGTGTCATGTTTGGCGCCAAGATGATCAAGTCAATCTATGACTTTAATAAACAATTAGAAACTACAGAATTATTAGGTAGAAAATTAGGTAAGAATCCAATCTTAAAACTATTATTAGTGGCAGGCGGAGCATATGCTATCGATGAACTTGCTAAAAAGATGGATATCTTTAATGAAAAGGTAGATGATGCAGGTGAAAGCCTAAGTAAATTACCTACCGAGACGCCAGCAGTCACTAGCGGAGATGCGGCACCTGTAAGCACAAGAGAAACTGATCAAAAAGTAAAATCATTAAGAGATATGGGCAAAGCCTATGAAGATCAGATCGATGCGATAAGACGAAACACTCAAGAGCAGATAAATGCATTGAAAGTAGGCGAAGATCAAGCAGCCATAGATAAAGTCAAAGCAGATATTGAAAAGAGTGCTGCCGACGCAGTAGAAAGATACAATCAAGAAAAAGCAAAACTTGATCCTAAGAAAGATGCTGATCTAATCGCAGTGATCAATCAACAGATCGCTGCCATCAACAAGAGAAAAGATACAGATATTACCGCGGCACAACAAGAAGTCAGTGCTTTACAACAATTACAGAATGCTAACGAACAATTCTATGCCCAGTTAGAAACTAGTTTTATGGAATATCAGAATGCTGTAGCAAATGATGAAGCATTACAGCAATTGAGAGATCAAACAGAATTAGTGGGTAAGTATGGTAAAGAACTAGAGATATTGCAAGCCAAACAAAAGATCGATCAAGAACTTAGAGCAAAAAACAACAAACTCACTGAAGAGCAAGTGAAGTTGAGTTATGACATGGCTAAGGCTATCCAGGCTAATAATCTTGCTGAAGTAGAAAATATAAAAATAAAATTAGAAGGCATACAACGCATCAAAGATGCCAATGAAAGAGCGGCTGCTGATCAAAAAGCACAGACTGAACAGAATATCAAAGACAGCGATATGGCAACTAAAACCATATATGAGCAGATCACAAATGCAGTTGCTAGAACTAGAGAACAATTAAAACAATATAATTTTGGTGATAGCCTAGTACAAAATCTATCACAAGCCATAGACACATTCATAGAGACTGGCAAATTTAAGTTTAAAGATTTTGCAGGTGCATTATTGAAAGAATGGATCGCTATGAAAGCCAAGATGCACATATTCGATGTATTAGATGGTCTAAGTCAAGGCTTGAAGAATATATTCAGTGGTGGTAGTTTCTTTGGTGGAGGTGGTGCCGGTGGCAACATATTTGGCTCATTGTTCAAGGGCATAGGCAAGATATTTGGATTTGCAGAAGGTGGAAGTCCGCCAGTCAACAGACCAAGTATTGTTGGTGAAGCAGGTCCAGAGTTATTCGTACCAAAGACTGCGGGTACTGTGTTGCCAAACGATATGTTAGGTGGCATGAGAGATAGACAAGTAACAAATAATTATATCACTAATAATATCAATGCACTAGATAGTAAGAGCGTTGCGCAAGTCTTTGCTGAAAATCGCAAGACATTATTAGGTACAGTGAGAATGGCACAGCGTGAGTTACCATTCGGTTAATAAATTAAAGGAGAAAACTAATGAAATTACCAGAACTTAAACAAGAAGCATTCACACCCGGAGTACTCAATGTATTCAGTCTAGGAGCCATATCATTTACATGGGCACATTTTCTAGGATTGATATCATTATATTGGCTACCAGTGACAATCATATTCTATATCATAGGTTATGGCAGCGAGATAACTCGCCAGACTAAGATGGAACTACCAGGAACTAAAAATGGCTGGACTACAAACAATAATAGATAATGCTGATAGTCTAGAGATAGACCGTAGAAAAGTCGTGGGCATACAGATCACACGCAACGAGATACCACGCACAAGCGCAACACCAACTTATCAGCCATGGCGCATGAAGTTGACTGTGCCACCTAGATTTCAATATAGCCGTGTGCGTGATCTATTAGAAGCATTAGATACAATAGATAGAAATACACCTGAGATCATAACATTTGGTAACAATGCTTGCTTGAGTTGGATATTTAGATATCAAGGTGCTATGAGCCAGACTCAGATCAACAATATCACTGTACAAAGTTTCAACAATAATCAATTAGTATTGACTGGATTGCCAGCAGTGCCTAGCGGTACAGTCTTATTTGCACCTAACGATCTTATTCAGATTGGCAACAATCCTTTTCCGTTCACAAGCACTTCACAGATATTGCGTGGTGCTAGTAGTAGTGTCACAGTGTTCACTAACAGACCTAATATCATCACTGGTGGAAGCGCGGCAGTAACAGGAGATGGCATCACAGTAGGCAATAGTTGTCAATTCAAGATGTTCTGCCCTAACATGCCTGTGTATAAATTGACGCCAGGTGGATATATAGGTGGCAGTTCAGGCACATTAAACAATGCGTTGATAGAATTCAGCGATGCATTCGCATTGTATGAGTTTGTAGGAGATGCGTGATGGCACAATATATTCCTGAAGTAGATAATACTAGTCAAATATATTCTGCTGAGTTCGTTAAATTAACGATATTCAATGATTATAGCAACAGTTCCAATGTCGAAGTGTATACATTCAGTAGTGCATATGCTAATGAAACGATAGATGGGCAAGTATATCTGCCTATGGGAGGATTGTTAGCAGTAGGTGCACAAAATAGAGATTTGCGTGTCACTAGTGGTGATACCATAATCAGTTTGAGCGGCATTGGTGGACAAAATATTCAATTAGTCTTAGATAACAAGATCAGAGGATCTGAAGTAGAGGTCACAAGAGGCTTCTATAATGCAAATGGTGTTTTAGGTAACACTTACCTCAGATTCACAGGTATCATCACAAGTTATGCTATACAAGAAGAAAGACAAGAACAAGGTGACAATTATACTGTAAGCATATCAGCAAGCAGTTATAAGACTGTGTTGAGCAATCGCATAGCAGGTCGTAAGACTAACGAAGAAAGTTGGAAATTCTTCAATCCAAGCGACACTAGCATGGATCGTGTATATGGTATCGCTGGAGTATCATTTGACTTTGGACAAGAGACTAAAGGCAGAACGATCATACCCGGTGGCGGCAGTCCTGGTGGTGGGGGCGGAGGAGGAGGCGGTGGTGGTCGCGGTTTTGATGATTTCAATCAGGATGAAAGATGAACATACGATTAGCAAATAAATTCGATCTTCCATATATCATAAAGATGTTGCGTAATTTCCGCAATGAAACTCCTATAGAGTTGATGAAACATTGTGATAATGAAGATTATATCAATAAATTATATCACCATATCATATTAGGTGGCGGAGTAGCCATCATAGCAGAAATAGAACAGCCCATTGGCATGATAATAGGTATCAAAGATCATAGCATATGGGATCCAGAACTAAAAGTATTGCGTGAGTTAGTTTATTGGGTAGAACCAGAACATAGAAACACTACAGCAGGATATAGATTGATCAAAGAATATAATAAACAAGCACAACTACTCATTGACGAGGGCAAGATCAAACTATTCACTATGACTAAGATGGTCAATAGTCCTGATCTTGATTTCAGTAGATTTGGTTATAAAAAGACTGAAGAAGTCTGGGTGATGGGAGCATAACATGGCAATATTTACAGCGGCGGCAGCGTTAGTAGTAGGTGGATTGAGTGGCGTAGGCTTTGCGGCAGCATTTGCCGCGGCAGGAACATTCACTGCTGTTGGTCTTGCTACGAGTTTGTTAGCAGGCACATTGAGTCTAGCCGCAAGTAGCATCGTTGCTAAAAAAGCGGCTGCGAAAGCAAGCAGTGGTGGTGCAGGTGGTGGTCGTGTGCAGTTGCCTCCCGCTACAGATAATAAGATACCAGTAATTTATGGTAGTGCGTTTCTAGGAGGACCTGTATTTGATGCTAAGATCAGTACTGATCTTAAAACTATGTGGTATTGTATCGCATTAGCAGAAGTCACAGATACAACAGCAGGCAGCGGATATACATTTGATACTAGTGAGATTTATTATAACGGTAAGAAAGTACAGTTTGGTGCTAATGGTGTAGTCACTGGTCTTATCAATAACACTCCAGGACAGACTGAGATCGATACTAAAGTAAATGGTAAGATTTTCATATATCTGTTCCCTAATGGCTCATTGACTCCTGGTCAAAACACTACACAGACTGCTGTGCAGATCATGAATGATGCAGGCATTCCATTCAGTCAAAGATGGACTAG